GACTAAATCCTATTCCTGTTTATCACCTAGATGAACCTTCAAAATATCTTGATATGTGTATGGAATATCCTTATTTTGCTGTAGGTGGTTTAGCTTCTGCTAAAGGAAGATCATTAGCTCCTTTTTTACAAACCGTATTTGAAAAAATATGCACTGAAAAATCCGACTATTTTCCTACTCATAAAGTACATGGATTTGGAATAGCAACTCCTGAAATAATAAATATGTTTCCCTGGTATAGCATTGATTCTACCAGTTGGGTTCAGTATGGTAGATATGGAATAATACTTGTGCCAAGAATAAAGTATGGTGAATTTCGATATGATTTTCCACCATATACAATAGCTATATCATCTCGATCTAAATCCATAAAAGATGCAGAACACTTCAAGAACCTATCTTCTATGGAGAAAAATTGGATTATCAATTACTGTGAAATTAGGGGATTTAAAATTGGTCGAACTCTTTACAAACAAGTTAATTCCGATTACGTTTTAAAGAACAATGAACATTGGTTTGACCGAAAAGACAAATCTAGGGTAGAAGTAATAGTTGAAGATGGTCTATGCACTAATGGAGAATTAAGAGATTCTTTGAATTTAATGTACTTTCTGGAATTAACACAAAGTCAACCAAAATATCCTTGGCGTTGGTCAGCAAAAAAATCTATTTTTGATTAAAATTTTATGTAAAAGTGTGATATAATAAAAGAAATAAGGTGATAATATGATTCTGTATTTATCAGGTAATTTTCCACAACTTTCTAAAGTAGAAAAAGAACAAGCAATGGCTGATCGTATTGTGGAAATGGGATTAGAATATCATCGTCTGATGACCTTCTACTACATAAAAGATTGTCAAACCATACTAACTGTTAAAAGGAGACTAGATGAAAACAGACAGAAAAGAATTACGGGATAAGTTAGCAGCTCTTAAACCAGGGTTAGCTAAAAGGGAATTCGTAGCACAAGCTACCCACTTCATTTTCTTTGATAACTTAATATGCACCTTTAATGATAAAATCCTTATCACTATTCCTTTTGAATGTAATATCCAATTCTCAGTTAAAGGTGAAGAATTCTTCAGACTCATTGATGGTATTACTGATAAGGAAATTATCATCGAACTGAAGAACAACAAGATCAAAGTCCGATCCAAAACCACTACATCTTCAATGGCTACAATAGGAGAAGATCAGAATAACCTTCCTGCATTAATCAAGAAGATGTTAGAAAACATGGATGAATGGCAACCTGTTCCTGAAAACTTTTTAGATGGTGTTTCTCTTTGTGCTTTCTCTGCTTCTCCTGATCTTAGTTCTGGTGTGCGAGCTTGTGTTGCCGTTGTCGGAAACAAATGCTATGCTACTGACGGAAATCGCATCAGTCAATACACCATGTCCTCTGAAATAAATGAGAATGATTTTAACATCTTCAGCAAAGAAGCAATGGAACTTTCTAAATTTCCTGTGATTGAATACTGTATGCAAGGTAAATGGCTTCATTTCAGAACAGAAGATGGAGTAACTTTCAGCACTTCTTTCATTCAAGGAGATTTGCCAATCAATAAGATCAAAGCTTTGTTTTCTAACATACAGGATTTTCCATCTCTTGAATTACCTGGTGATTTAAAAGCAACTCTTGATAATGTCACAATGTTAGCTGCGGATATGTCAGATAGAACAGGTAAAGCATCATTCCTTCACATAGAAGATAATGAAATCACTGTTAAAGCATCAAATGATCTTGGGTGGGTAGAGAAAAGTCTCAAATGCAAATACAGTGGAGATCCTATAGACATCGGAATCAACAACCGTTTCTTGTCTCAAATCCTTCAAAAATCTACAAAGCTTTCTTGGTTCAAAACTGCGCTTTATTTCTCTAGTGGAGACTTTCTCCATGTTCTGATGCAGATAAGTAAACCAGAACCTGAAGAAGAAAAACCCTCTTTGAAGAAAACTACTTCTCCTCCTACTACTGATAATACTAATTATGATGCTGATGTTCCTTTTTGAGAAGGGGTAAATTATGAATGGTTTTTTCTCAATGGACGATTTTGTGACTCGTTCTACGGAGCACATGTGTCCTGATTGTGGACTAAACAAAGGCAATAAATCAGAAACAAAAGGAGAAGGCAGACTAAAAACTTTAATCATCGGGGAATCTCCTGGTGATGGAGATATTGGTGCTTTTTTCAAAAACAAATTAGCAGATTTAGGGATTGATCTTTATAAGGATTTCTGGAAAACAGATGCTATCCGATGTAGGATAACAGAAGACAGAGAACCAACTCGTCAAGAGATTGCATGTTGTTTTCCCCACATAAAAAAAGCCATCAAAGATTTAAAACCTAAATTCATATGGTTAATGGGAGAAGCTGCAATAACTTCTTTTTATATGGATCGTTTCAGTGAGCTATCTCCTGCTCGTTGGAGAGGTTTATGCATTCCTGATCATGAAAAGAATGCATGGATCATTCCCATATATCATCCCGGATTTGCTTACAAAAATAATGATGATTCCCTAACCATGTCTCAATTCAACAGAGACTTATCATTTGCCATCAACTGCATAAAAACAAAAGGAGAAGTTAAAGAAATAAAATATCCAAACTTTGATGATGTTAAAATAGTCATGGACTATGATGATGTCTGTGACGCATTGGAATATGAAATAGATAATCCTTCTAAGTATCTAGTGTTTGATTATGAGACTACAGGATTAAAACCTTATAGAGCAAACCATAAGATTGCATCTATTTCTTATTCTACAGAAAGAATTAAAGGAGCAAATGCTTTTGCCTTTCAACATAATTATTGGAATAACCATCAACAAAAGAATATCATGTCAAGATGGAAAGAAGTTTTGCTGAACAGTTCAAAAAAGACAGCTCACAATATTCAATTTGAAGATGTGTGGTCTAAAGTAATCCTTAACACAGAACCAAGAAATTGGAACTGGTGTTCGATGATTGCTGCCCACATCATAGACAACCGATCAAAATATTCAGGATTAAAATTTCAATCATTCATTCATTGGGGCACTCCTAATTACGACAAAGAAATGAAACCTTACATTGAGGATGTCAATGAAACTGGTTTCAATCGAATAATGCAAGCTCCTTTGAATAAACTTCTCTTGTATGGCGGAATAGATTCTATGCTTACGAGAGATTTATTCTTTTTGCAGAAGGATTTAATAGATGACCATCTTGAAAATGGTCTTGATCTGTTTATAGAAGGTACTCTAGCTTTAGGAGATGTTCAGATCAATGGGGTTAATGTTAATGTTGAATATTACAGGAACTCCCACATTGAATTAGAAAAGAGAATAGAGGAAAGAAAAATAGAATTGCTTGATTATGAGGAATGTAAAAAGTTTCTCAAAGTCACAGGAAGATTTCCTAACTTAGGATCATCCGATGATTTAAGAATACTATTCTTTGATATCCTTAAACTCAAACCTCCTAAAGTAACAGACAAAGGAAACAATTCAGTTGATGCTGACACAATGGCTAAACTAGATACTCCTCTTGCAAAAGAAATCACAGACTTGAGCAGAATTAAAAAGATTGATGGTACTTACATGAAGCAATTTATCCGAGAAATTGATGATGATAATCGTATCCATCCTTTCTTCGGATTAATCATTCCCCGTACTTATCGTGGACAATCAGATAAGCCTAACTTGCAGAATGTTCCTGTTCGTAATGAAGAAGCAAAAAGATATGCAAGATCAGGAATCATTCCTTCTAAAGGTAACATCATTGTAGATTATGATTACAGTGGTATTGAAGTCAAGATGGGATGTTGTTACACAGGAGATCCTGTTCTTATTGCTTACTGTAAAGACCCCAGCACAGACATGCACCGAGATACAGCAGCAGATATTTTTTCATTACCTGCTGACAAAGTTACCAAAAATTTAAGATTTTATACAAAGAACGGATTTATCTTTCCTGAATGGTATGGTTCTTATTACAAGAATTGTGCTAAAAATATATGGAGAGAATGCTCTAAACTTCCTACCGGAGATGGCATAACTGTTACAGAACACTTGAAAAATATAGGTGTTCTTTCTACTAAAGGCAAACCAGACATTGAATTTATTCAGCATGTTAAAAATGTTGAAACTGCTTACTGGAAAAAGTTTAATGTATTCAAAGAATGGCAAACAGGTTGGTATGATAAATATGAAAAGAAAGGATATGTAGAATTACTCACAGGTTTTAGATGTTCAGGTTACATGGGAAGAAATGCCATAGTTAATTATGCATTTCAAGGTTCTGCTTTTCATTGCTTGCTTTGGAGTCTAACCCAACTCAATGCTGAATTTATTCAACGTAGAATGAAATCTAAAGTGATCGGGCAAATTCATGATTGCTGTATCATTGACTGTCATCCTGATGAAAAAGAATTTGTCATCAAGTTAGGAACAGAAATAGCAACCGAAAGAATCTTAGAACATTTTAAATGGATCAATGTTCCTATTCCTATTGAATGGGAAGCTACAAACATTGATGAAAGTTGGTATGGAAAATCTGAAATTAAAGAAGACTAAGGAGAATAAATTATGCCATTACAGATTACACACAGACCGAACGAACTTAAAGATGTTTTCGGAAATCAAGGAACCAAAGACAGTTTAGAAAGCATCTTTCTACGCAAGAAAGATTTCCCTCATGCTTTTCTATTCTCAGGACCAACAGGATGTGGTAAAACAACCTTTGCAAGAATTGTCGGAACAATGTTGAAATGTGATAACATTGAAGAATTAAATATGTCCAATCTTAGAGGTATTGATTCAGTAAGAAGTCTTGCGGAAACTTGCATATATGCTCCTATCTTAGGAGATGTACGATTTTATGTCCTTGATGAAATTCATCGGCAGACTAAGGATGCACAAAATGCTTTGCTGAAATTGTTGGAAGATCCTCCTAGTCATGTGTTCTTTGCTCTTTGTACAACTGATCCTGATCAACTACTTCCTGCTATTCTAGGGCGTTGCCATCAGTATCAAGTAAAGACTTTGAAATATTCAGAAATGATGGATCTTTTAAAGAGTGTTGTCAAGAAAGAAAACTTGGAAGATTACCCAGAATCTATACTAAAAGAAATCATTTCTCTAGCAGAAGGTTTGCCCAGAAATGCTCTTGTGATGTTAGACTCAATTATTGACATTGAAGATGAGGGCAAAGCAATTGCCGCACTCTCATCAGTATCTTTGTCAAGCATCAACACTAAAGAATTATGTCAAGCAATCTTAAAAGGAACCCCTTGGAAAGAAGTGAAGAAGTCAGTTAAAGAAATTCTTATGGAAGTAGAACCTGAAAAACTGCGTCAAATGATTCTGGGATACATGACTGCTGTTCTCCTCAACAAGGATCGGGATGACAGACTATCCCAAGTCATTGATACTTTTTCAGAACCAAATTTTTACAATGCTAAATCAGGAATTGTAAATCAAATTTATACTTCCTTGTTGCTGAAATGATTATGAAATGTAACTGGTGTAAAGGAATCGGAAAAGTAAAACTCTTGTTTCGTGGTGAAATAATTTGTTTAAATTGCAACGGCACAGGAGAAGGTCCTGATGGAGGAAAAAGAAAAATCAAAGGGGGACGAATGATAAATATGATGGGTAATAAATATGCCTGTAAAAAGTCTAAAAATATTTAGTAAAAGTGTGATATAATATAATAAACAGAAAGGAGATGATGAAGATGGGATTAGCTGAGGATCTTAAATTAGACATACTGGATTTAGACACCGCTATTCTTGAACAACCTGCTTTGTATGAGCAACAGGGTAGAGCATGGGCAGAAGCAGTTGCCGAAAGAGATCGTTTAAAAGAGCAACTTGCAATGGCAAAAGCTACGGCTGATGCTGCTATCAGACAAAATCCTGATTCTTACGGTGTAATAGGAAAAGCTACAGAAACTTGGATTGCTTATCAAATCAATACTGTTCCTGAAGTAATTGAGGCTAATGATGCTCTTTTAGAGGCTTCTAAAGACGTAAGTATTTTGGCAATAGGTAAAGAAGCTTTTGACCACAGATTAGCAGCATTAAAGATCCTTACAGAACTTTATAAAGGGAATTATTTTTCTGCTTCTTCCCGAACACATTCCCCGCATGAAATGGCAATAGAAATTGCTCAAGAAAAGCAGAGGGAAAAAATGGAAAGTAATCCCAGAATGCTCAAGAGGATGAACAGAACATGAACAGTTTAGCATTAGCGGCAATCTTAATTGGTGGTCCGGTATATCTTTATTTCTTTGTAAGATGGATGACATCGGCCATTGTGAGGTCTTTTTATGAAGTTAAATTTGAAATGGAAAGGAACAAAGGAGGTTTAAAAGATGAAAGCAGCAGATAGGAGAGCCCTTTACAAAGCAGAAATGAAACAACGGCATGATGAAAGTTATGCAAGCAAAGATGACAGTGGGCGTTTTCGGGATATTTATGAACCCGAAAAGAAAGCAGGAGTAAAATTCCTAAAATTGAAGGAAGACACTCATGAGTTTTACATTGTTCCTTACATCACAGGAACACAGCATCCGAAATTGAAACCCAACAAAGTTGCTTTTTCTCTTGAAGTATTCGTACACAGAGGGGTGGGACCAAATGAGGATAGTTATGTTTGTCTTAACAGGACATACCGAAAACGCTGCCCTATTTGTGATTATCAAGCAGAGCTTAGGGAAAGTGATGCTGATGATGATACAATCAAGGCATTGAATCCCACAAAACGAACCATTTACAATGTTGTTCATTGTGATGCACCAAGTGATAGAGCAAAAGGTGTTCAAATTTTTGATGTGTCTCATTGGCTCTTCACAATTCCTCTTGAAGAATTTGCTCACAAAAAGAGAGAGGGTGGAGAAGTTGCTTATGCTGATATTGATGATGGTAAGATCATTAATTTTCAACAATCCGGTTCAAAACGTACTCTCAAATACACAGCTTTTGAATTCAAAAATCGTCCGGAATTGACAGAAGAAGAATTGGACAATGCTGTTTCTCTTGATGAATTGGTTCATATTCCTACATATGATGAGGTTCATGAAGCTTTCTGGGCTGCGAAAGAAGAGGAAGAAGCTCCTGCTAAAGAGGAAGAACGCAAACCTAAGCAGGAAGAAAAGAAAGCACCTGTTGAGGAGAAGAAAGCACCTGTTGAGGAGAAGAAAGCAGAGCCTAAAGATGTCCCGGAACCTGTTATTCCTTCTGATGATGATTGTCCTTACGGGGCTGCTTATGGTTCTGATTACAATGCTTATGAGGAATGTCGTTCTTGTGATGTGAGGAAGAAATGCCGAGACAAGAAAGATGAGCTTGATGAAGCCGAAGCAATGGCTAAAGCAGCCACAGCACCCGAAGAAAAGAAAAAGCTTACAAGGAGAGAACGGTAATGCCAATAATCCGAAAGAGAACTGAAGAAGTAGTAGCCGATATTAAGAAAACAATAGAGGCTGATGTAGATACTTCGGATTTCTCCTTCACTACTCGTAAGATTGAAGTGGACTCGGTAGTTTCTACCGGGTCCACTTTACTTGATCTTGCCATTTCTGGCAAGAGAAAACGGGGTGGGGGAGTACCTGGTGGTCTTCTTATGGAAGTATACGGAAGATCACAGTCCGGAAAGACAGCCGTTATGGCTGAAATCTTAGCATCTGTTCAGGCAAAAGGAGGGGAAATTTCTTTAGAAGATCCTGAAGGAAGATTGGATAAAGAATATTCTCGTATATACGGACTTGATATTGACAAGAAAGGATACAGTCGTCCGGATACAGTAGAACAAATATTTGCTAATGCTCAAACTTGGAAACCTAAAAATGCTAATGTTATCAATGCCCGAGGAACAGATTCCCTTGCTGCTTTGACTACTGAATTGGAAATGAGTATCAAAGGTGACAAGATGGGCATGAGAAGGGGCAAAGAATTCTCTGCTGGTTTCCGTAAAACTGCAAGAATCATTGTCAATAAAAATTGGTTATGGGTTTGTACAAATCAAGTACGTCAAGGAGATTACGGAGAAACTACTCCAGGAGGAATGGCTACAGCCTTTTATGCTTCCATACGTCTGCGTTTACGGCAAATGGATGAAGTTAAAAAAACCATTAAACTGAATCTTTCTGGAAAAGAAATACCAGAAGATGAAGAACCTTCTGATAAGAAAAAGAAATCTAAATCAGAGGTTACTAAAATTCTTGGTATTGAAACCGAAGTAACAGTCACAAAAAGTATTGATGATCCTTACCGAACTGCTCCTATTTATATTATGTTCGGATACGGTATTGATGACATTCGTGGAAATCTTCAATACACTAAGGACATGACGAATAATACCGTTTACGAATGTCCTGACGGTAAGACGTATGTGGCCATCAATGCTGCTATTCTTTGGATTGAAAGAAACAATCTTGTCGAACAGCTAAGAGAAAACACCATTGATTTATGGGAAACAATTGAAGCTAAATTTAACCTTAACCGTGTAAAGAAAGTGAGGTAATTATGAGAAGCATCTTTAGTGAAAAAATTTCTGATAAAGTGGCTTGTGTAATGATTGAAGGAGTAGGTCTTGTTTTTGGTAAAATGAATAAAGATGCAACAATCATCAAAAATCCGAGAGTTATTCAGACACAAAATATTCCTAATCAACCCCCAAAAATGAGACTTGCCTCCATGATCGGTGATCCTGATGAACTCATTCTTGTACGATCACCGGTTTTTGGATACAAAATCTTAAACAAAGAACTCAAGGATAATTATATCAAAGAAACCACAGGACTCGTAATTGCTGATAAAATTCCTAATATGCCGGAGGGAATAAAATGATCCTTGTTGATGCTAACAGTGTGGCACATCAAGCTAAACACTCTATGGGTGGTCTTTCTTGGGAAGAAAAACAAACAGGAGTGATCTTTGGATTTCTGAATCAAATGCTTACCTTAGCAAAGACGATGGAATCTAATGAGTTTATTTTTGTCTGGGATTCTAGAGAATCCAACAGAAAAAAGATTTTTCCTAATTATAAAATAGCTCGTAGGAGAGATAAAACTCCAGATGAAGAAAGGCTTGATAATATTGCCTATGAACAATTCCATGAAATAAGAACATACATATTACCTACTATAGGTTTTAAAAATAATCTCATGGAAGAAGGATTTGAAGCTGATGATTTGATTGCCAGTATCGTTAGAGAAAACACCAAAGAAAATTTCTCCATCATATCAACTGATGAAGATTTATACCAGCTTCTTTCCGACAATGTTTACATGTATTCAACAAGGAAAAAGAAATCGTACACCCAACATAATCTGTGGAAAGACTTTCGCATTACTCCTAGAGAATGGGCTGATGTGAAAGCTATAGGAGGTTGTTCTTCTGATGGTGTCCCAGGGGTACCTGGTGTAGGGGAAATCACAGCTTGTAAATACCTTACCAGAAAACTCCCTGTCACAAGCAAAGCTTATAAAGCCATTAGAGAAAATAAAGAACTGATTGAATTCAATAAAAAATTGGTAAGACTTCCTTTTGAAGGAACTCCACAAATCAAAATGTTTACACCAGATAAATTATCTTTCCGATCTTTTCAAAATGTTTGTACCCAAAATGGGTTTAGATCATTCCTTGAAAAAGATAAACTTTCTCAATGGAAAGATCATATTTTTAAGGAGAACAGCAATGTCTAGTAAGAGTAAAGGTGGAAGCTTTGAAAGGGAAATTGCTGCACTACTTTCTTTATGGTGGAGTGATAGTGAACGAGATGATATTTTTTACCGTTCACAGTCATCAGGTGGTAGATTTACAGTGAGAAAAAAAGTAGGAAAAGACACAGCTTTGCAAGGTGGGGATATAACTTGTTCTGATCCTTCCGGAGAACCTCTTATAAAAAAATGGTCTATCGAAATCAAAACAGGATATGGTACAAAGAAACAAATAAAAGATAAAGATGGAGAGAAAGTTAAAGATGAAATGATACGTTGGGATATATTGGATATCATTGATTCTAAGCAAAGGGAGACTATTTTAGAAAAGATGTGGCAACAAAGTTACAGGGACGCTGTTCTTACTGACAGAACACCTATTTTAATTTTTAGAAGAAACGGAAGATCACCTTGCATCATGTTTGATGATCATCTAAAACAAGAGTTGGAAAACTATTTTGGTAAAGTCTGTAACAAATGTTCAATAATATTAGATTGGTTTGATACTTATACTATCATGCCTTTACAAGATTTCTTTGAATGGATTCCTGATCCAAGGAGTGTGCTATGCTCAAAACCATCGCTGTTGAAAACTTCCAAGCTCATAAAGAAACTTACTTAGAATTTGTAGAAGGAGTAAATGTCATTACCGGATCAAGTGACTCCGGTAAAACTTCTTTAATGAGAGCTTCAAAATGGGTCATCACTAATAGACCCTCTGGGGATGCTTTTAAGAATTGGGATGCTGGTAAAGATGATTCCGTGTCTGTAGAAATAACCTTAGATGATTCAAAAACAGTATCCTTATCAAGAATTAACGGGAAAAATACCTATCTCTTATCAGATAATGGCAAAGAAACAACTTTTTCTGCTATAAAAACAGATGTTCCAGAAGAAATTACAGCAGCTTTAAATATTCCTGAGAGGAGTATTCAGACCCAACATCAAGAATATTTTCTATTACAAGACTCTCCTGGAACAGTTGCCCAGAAGTTAAATGACTTAATCGGTCTTACCGTCATTGATACCATGTTCAAAAACTTAACGAGTAAGATCCGAGAAACTACTTCCCGCATAAATTTCCTCAAATCTGAAAGAGATAAATTTGAAACATCATTGGAAAAATTTGAAAATCTTGAAGCTGTAGGAAAGCTACTTGACTCTATCGAACAGAAAGAAGCTACAGCGTCGGTAATAGCATCATCCTTGAACGATCTAAGAAAAAACGTATCAACGCTCAAAGAAATAAATTCAAAGCGGGAAACGCTGTCTCCGCTGCTTGAATTAGAATCACCCGTCAATTTATTACTTGACAAGATCAACTCTGTTTTAGCAGCAAGGAAAAAAATCAAAGAATTAAAAACCCTCATTGCTTCGGCAAAACAAATCCAAGAGTTTAGAGAAGAAGATCGGCAATGGATTGATCTTGAACCATACTACACAGTGATCAGTACAAAAATTGAGACTTTGGAAAAGATCAAAGACCAGAGAAGAAAAATCCAATCATTCTTAAACATCAATAGTAACATTCAAAACTCTAAATCTGTGGAAAAGATAAAAAAGGTACACGCCATAAAGGAGTATGTTTCGTTATTGGAAAAAAATAAAATCTGCCCCACTTGTATGTCTCCTATAACAGACAGCAAAATTAAATCTATTACAAAGGAGTTATAATCATGCCAGAAAAATATAAAGATGTACGACTTGAGTTTGGTAAATTCAAAGGACGGTTACTAGCTGATGTTCCTAATTCCTATTTAACATGGATGGAAGATCAAGAATTTGTGGAGACTCGTCACCCTACTTTATACAGAATGGCATTATTAGAACGCAAATACCGTAATGATTTTAACATCGTAGTGGAGGAATAAGATGAAATATATCATAACTGGAGATTGGCATCTGACTGATAAAAAACCTGAAAATCGTATTGATGATTATGAAAAAGCCGTATTGTCAAAACTGCTTTTCATCTTTGAAACGGCAAAAGATTGTGGTTGTGATGCTATTCTTCAACCCGGAGACATGTTTGACAACCCCAAACCTTCTTATGAATTCTTCTGCAAAATCCTTGATATGTTTAATTATTTTCCAGAGGTGTCTGTCTACACCATCATGGGACAACATGATTTAAAGTACCGTAATGAAGCTGACACAGCTTTAGTCACATTGCACCATGCTTGTGAGAATGTTCATTTGCTAAAACCTAGTGATGAACCAATGCACATACAAGGATGTTCTTGGGGACAAAGCATTCCTGATCGAAATATAGAATTCCGTTTTAGTATTTTACTCATTCATAAGATGATTATTGATAAAAAACTTTGGGAAGATCAAGAGGGTCATGAATTTGCCAATAATTTTCTCAAAAATAATAAATACCATCTTGTAGTAAGTGGAGATAATCATAAGACTTTTCATCTTAATCTGGGGAACCAACACTTGTTTAATATGGGTTCTTTGTTACGATCCACAATTGATCAGACAGAACATGAGCCATCAATCATTGCTTTTGACACAGAATATCCTGAAGAATGGGAAGTGATAAAGATACCAATTGAACCATCAGAACGTGTTTTTCAGTTGGAAACAATAGTAAAACAAAAAGAACGGAATGAAAAGCTTGAAGCCTTTGTAGAAGGGTTAACTATGCAGAAAGACATTGGGTTAAGTTTTGTTGCTGACTTAATGAACTACGAAGAGGTCAACAAAATACCCCCAGAACTTATCAAAATTCGTCGTGATAGTATGGTGGAAGTATGATGCACTTTTGGGTATCTTGTAGCAAAATGACTGTAAGGTTAACCGTTAATGAAAAACGAATAATCACAGAGACGGCACCTATCTTACACAGATTTGTTGGGCAACCAAGTAAAAATCTTTTTGATTGGCTTGAAGAAAAATTTGGTCATGTTACCATTAAATATTTATCTAACCCTTACTTAACTTATCAACGAAAAGGAGACAACACATGCAGGAGATCACCAAAGAATTGACATCATTAAAGAGAGGCATTGATGAGGCAAAAACAAATCTTGCTAAGTTAGATGGTCGTGAACAAGAAACATTGTCTCAATTAAAGAATACTTTCAATTTATCCTCGGTAGAAGCAGCAGAGAAAGAGATCCAAAAGCTAGAGAAAGAAGAACTAGCACTAACGACTATTATTAAAGAGGAGTATGCTTCTTTAAAGGAGATTGCTGAATGGTAAAAGAATATCGAACTAGGTACAATAAAGCTATAGGACAAAGAGACTTGTTGGTTAAACAATTAACCGACACAGAAACCTCTTTGATCAATGCCGAACTTCATTTAGAGAATTGTCAAAAGGTCAGGTCTTATGTGCAAATTGTGGCTGAACAGACTCAAAAGAAAATTGAATACCATATTTCAAATCTTGTGAGTATGGCTTTGTCATCTGTATTTCCTGATCCATATGAATTCATTTTAAGATTTGTGCAGAGAAGGAATAAAACTGAAGCTGATTTGATTTTTATGAAAGACGGAAATGAAGGAGATCCTATGGATGTATCAGGGGGTGGAGCTTTAGACGTAGCCTCTTTTGCTTTACGAGCGGCAGCATGGAGTATTAAACCTTCCCGAAAAGTTTTATTTTTAGATGAACCTGGTAAATTCATTTCCCGAAATCTTCAAGAAAAGTTTGGAGAAATGCTCAAAATGATAAGCAACAAATTAGGAATCCAACTGATTGTTATTTCTCACATTCCTGAGATAATAAACAATGCCGATAAAGTTTTTAATATTCTAAATAATAAAGGAGAGGTAACTGTAAATGACTAAGAAAGATTTGGTAGATTCCCTAAAAGATGTTGCTGATGATGCAATAATTTATGCTTCCCATAACACATGTGAACTTTACATTATGAAAAGAGAAAGTGGAACAAATCATTTTCAAAAAATTCTTTCTTTCTGGAAAGGTCAGAATGAAGGAATACCATCAATAACTATAACCGAAGAAAAATGTGAAAACTGAAGAAGATAAAATAAACCTGTTTAGGTTTATAGACTTAAGGATAAATTATGAAAACAAAAAAGAGTATTGAGGAACTGCTAGTTTCGATTGATGATAATTTGAAGATAATTATCACTCTACTTGTTCTCTTCGGTGTTTCCTCGTTTTTGTTATTGACCTTAGTTGGTAAGTACCTTACAAAAATAGTTGAGTTATTGGGAGGGTAGATTACATAAGAAAGGAAATCACTAATGAATGAACTAAACTACACATCCTTGCCCCTATCCCGCAAGCTGGTAGAGAACGGGATAGATTTGAAGACGGAAGCGGTTTGGGTACTCTGTTCTGATGGATTAAGCGGTAGTAAATACGACCTGATACAAAGGCCATTATTCCCATACAAGGAGCAATATCCCGCCCCGTCCTTCGCTGAATTGTGGAGGGAGTTGCCGGTTAGTATTGAGCGTGACGGAATTACCTACAACAAGACACTAAAGGGGTTCAGGGATGTAAATGTTGCAACCTACGAGAGCCTTGAGTCTCGTACCGTGGAATTATTTCTTAGCGCCAACCCCTCCGATGCTCTGGCCGAACTTCTTATCTGGGTGAAAGGGAGGGAGAAGGGATGAATGAAGACGAACAGGTAAAAATACCAAAATACAATTTAACAGCCCCAATAAAACGCTGCATTGAATGTGGTAAGGAATTAACAGGGCTTTATATCTGTAATATTCACAAACCAGGATATGCAAAATGCTTACTGCATGGACTTGGAGTGGAGAAAGTGAGGAATCAGCCATGAACCTAACCGAAGATCAACGCAAGATGCTAACTGAGAAGCTACTTGAGGAAGAACCTCCATACTATAAATGTGTTGCTACCAACGAGCAACGTCATCCTTGCCCTGCAAGGACTTGTTGGAGTTGTGAGCATCAACGTAGTGATTATCGCACCTTCTCAACCTACCAAGACCTCGGAGACTGTATGGAGAAACTGGTGGAGAAGGGGTTGTGGGAAGCGTTTGAGTCGTTTTGTACCAAAAGGTGGGTATCAGAGAAAAGCGGTATAAGGAACTTTAATGTTTGGCTCTTCCGCCCCACAGATGAGTCTGGCAACCCACATTTCTGTCGGCTGTGCGCGGAGTTCTTGGAGGGATTGAAATGAAGAAAGAAGCCATAATTGAATTACTTGAGTGTGCAAAGATAAATGTGGACAACATTATGAGGATAGGCAAGCCTATGGATGATTTTGTCAAGATGCAGATTGATGAAGCAATTAAGCTGCTGGAGGAGGCTCAAAATGAAGGATGAAACGCTTAGATACATGGTAGCATTACAGCCGAAGTTTCTGGAGACGATGATGGAAAAAGACGATGACCAACTACTATTTCCGGGAACAGGCTATATAATTCTTCGCAGAGAGTTTAGAGATTCGGCATCATGCAAGGATTATTTGATAATCCCCCGCACAATCGACGACTCCAGCGATGAGGCAAGGCAGAGGTCACTTTGGGGGATGGTGGATTGGCCCAAAATTTGGGATAGCACCTCCGAACATTCAAAACTGAAACTTATGCTTGATTTGATGTTTGGTAAGACAACCCCAACCCTCGCCATTCTCAAAGCCCTTGCCGCGCAGGAAGGGGTGGAGGTATGACCGCAAGCGAAGAAATCTGCAAGAGGCTAAAAATGCCTGAGTTCAAAGACCCCGCACAGGTAATTTATATAGTCAGAAGTCTGCCTAATTTTCATGATTTCTATCGCTCGGTTGGAGCATTCTACTGCCGCGAGTTCCACGCTTGGATATATCCAGATGATTATATGGATGACAAAACTGGTCTGTTAGCAAGTAAAGCTATTGAGTTTTTCAAGGAGGCAAAGCCATGAGCAAATCTGATGAAACTGATCCAAACGGATTAGACCAACATGAACCGGGGGCAAAATTAGACAAAGGAAAAGTAAGAGTAAGTCTCCTAGAGGATTTCAGTCTTGCACTTCTAGCTGTAGCTGAAGTATTAGATTATGGAGCAACACATTATAGCCCCGGAGGATGGCAAGAAGTAGATAACGGAGAACAACGATATAAGGACGCAGCTTGGAGACACCTACTCAAATCCAGACACGAAGAATTTGACTCTGACAGCGGCTTACCTCACCAAGCTCAAGCTCTTTGGAATTGGTTAGCTTCATATGAATTAAAACTCAGGAAGGAACGATTAAAAGAGAATAACAAGCAAACCTACTAGAATAGCACCTGCTCCAAATCCACCAAATAGTAAACTCCACTGTATCTTACCAGCTTCTTTAATCTCTTGAACCCTAGCTTTATCTTTTTCCTCAGCAATCTTAGATTCTGTCTGTCTTTGAGTAGAGCATTCCTCAAACTTTTTGTTAAAAATAATAGTATCTTTTTTTAACACATCAATCTGCAAGTCCCTTTCGGTCAGAGCCTGCTCATACAAAGGTTCCTGCTGTTTGCACATATCGCCTTGCTCAATCTTGACAACCATTAAGTCAACTTGATCAGTGGTGAAACAGATTGGTTCACTTGCCCACAGGGGTAAGGCCCAGAGCATTAAGGCGATCAAGACGATCTTGCTCAGTAGTAGGTTTCTGCACATTGGCTTTTCCTTTCTTGATATCCTCAAGTTTTCTGATTATGGTGTTATATCTTGCATCAGACAAAGCAAGAAGACGCTTATTCTCTTGACTTTCTTTGGTCAACGCAATAATTCGTTCCTCGTATACCTTGACGGATTGAAGTCTTGCTGCCTCGGAGATTTGATTGACGACATCAGGGGTTGGGCTGCATCTGCCGTATGAATACGATAATATCCCCACGATGACCGCACCAATGATGCCAGCGATGATCCAATATTCCATCTTCATATGTCCTCCTTGTAGGGATCAATGTTTGTCTTTTGAGTGGGTTCAATACATTCAACATCCCTATACTTTCTTTCCGTGAAGGACTGGATGCCTTTGCCGACAAACGCTGTCCCATTGGCAGCAAGATATATCTCAACAACCCCCGACGGGATTTGCACCAATTCCTGCTTCAAAATGCAGGCTATCACCCAAGCGTACCACACGACCACATTGGAAGTGATAACCTGGAACAAAAATGCAAACCTACCAGCAGACTGGTTGTCCTTCGGGTCGAGAAGTCGCTTGAAGTAGGATGCTGTTTCTTTCATGTCAATTCCCACACTTCCTGTGATACTCTCCGAAGACGGTTCATCCAGCCGTTATAAAAGACCTGTTGGGAAGGATTGTTGGTAACTATCCTGTTGTAAAAGTCCTCCCTCTGGATGATCATGTACAGTATCAGGGTGTCTCGGACACAAGAATTGGTGCAGAATAAAGTCCTGGCACCAAGAAGACCGTCCACCTCAAGTCCGTAACTCTGCATATTCAATGCACGCTGAAGAATCTTGATTGCATTCTTTGGACCTGAATTTACCCCAAAATCAAACATCAAGAAATCAATGCCGGCAGGGAACTCGTCAAGTCGCATCTTGTCCCAGTAATACTTCTTGTAGATAGGGGCTGCTTCCTCCGGAGTATCCAGCAATTTGATGTCATCAATGTCAATATCGCCGTCACCATCTAGATCGCCATAATCATAATCCTCATAGAAGTGCTGAACGGTGCTCAAGGTAATACCGAGATTGGTTGGGCCACCTTTGTCAAGAGGATGATTGCTGTAGCCGCCCTCATATTTCAGAATCTTCGGAAGAGCTTTCTCAAAGGTTTCTCTCATTTGTTACCCTCCCTGCTTAGTCAGCCATCGTAGTAATCGTGCACCAATTTCCTGATAATGAATTGCAATCATCACTATGAGGAATATGCCGAATCCCTTCAATATCCACCCAGCTACACATTTACTCAGGTTGGCATTGATGGAGTTCATTGGGCTACGGAACCACTCAAAGTTCTTCAAGGTGACTTCCGAAGCCGCTACACGATCAGTAATGTCACTTATCGTCGCCAGAGAATCGGCAATCAGCTCGTCAAATCCCTCTGACCGTTGATCGAAGGCCTGTTTGAGATTCTCCATGTCCCTGTTCATGGTTGTGAACCCTGTCAACATGCTGTGATTCATCGTGTCAACACAGTGCTGGATTTGGCCAAGTATGGCTGTATTGTCATCCATCTTTTTGAATAGAACTGCTGTCTTTTCATCATGGCCGTCCATTTCAACCTCCAATGCTTTTATTCTTTCTGAATTGGCAATGTGGTGCTCACAATATTCCTTGTCTCCCATTCACTTGGTCTCCTTTTCAGAGTATTTCACTACTAGATATTTTTCCATGTTCCACTAACTTTTACTTTCATGGATGTAATTGCTTTCCATTCCCCAGATACTCTGATTACCTTAGCATCAGCATTTTTCCAAATATCTGAAATCATGATCTTGATATTTCGGAGAGCTTCTAAAACTCCTACCCAAAATCCATCAGACCAATAAGTTTCTTGAAAATAATACTTTGGCCAATATCCTGGTTTACGTGGCATCTAATGTCACCGCCGTTCTGTTACCATCAACATCAACTGTTGCTGATATTCTATTTTTACTATCCGCATTATCTCGGAACGTAATCGTTGCTGTCCCACCACCAGCACTTTCTCCTGCTAATACAGCTAAAGCAAGTCTCGTAATCTGCCTAAAGGTTAGTGACCCTTCTACTACTTCATCATGAATGGCATCAATGGCATCAGCTTTAATACTTACTGCTGTAATAAAATTATTGGCTAATGTTCCAGATATTGCTCCAGCATTTATGCCAGCAGTCAAAGTGACTGCTCCAGTATGAGTAGTTGTACCGCTGATTAGCAGGTTATTTGTAACCGTCAAAGCTGATAATGTAGTAGCCCCAACTCCTAGTGTACCTGATAATGTCACATTTCCTGTTAAAGTGGTTGTTCCACTCACAAGTAGATTATTTGTAACTGTCAGAGCATTCAAAGTCATCGTTCCTGTTTGTGTAAATACACCACTATTGACAATGGAACCTGTTGTGAGAGCGTTTGTTACTGTCAAACTTGCATAAGTTGTTGCAGCACAAGTCCCGCATATCTGCAATCCGTTTGTTGCTCCTGCAACAGCGTCCGGAATACTGTTCACTGTTCCTGTAGGTGAAGAAACATTGAACCACTTTGTGAATGCTGCCACAATCTGTGCAGCCGTTCCTGTAATAGCTGCTGCAAGAATTTGAACCATGTTAGATTTGACCACACCTGATGTAAAGTCAAGTTGACCTGTTCCAGTACCGGACGATAGTAAAACACTTGTTCCAATGTCTCTAGCAGTCAATGTGGTCCCTGCCATCTTTATAATATCAACTCGACCGTTTGCATCCGTGTACTGCAAAGCACCCGCGTTCCCAACGTAAGCACCAAAGGTCACACCCGCTGCACACGTTACCGACTGACCAAGTACCTGATGGAGTTCTGCTGGTATAAGTCCGGATGTTGTTCCAGTATGGGCTGTAGTACCATTGTACTGTGTAATGTTTGCACTCACAATGCCACTAGTAAAGCTTATCTGACCAGTACCAGTACCAGAAGAAAGAAGAACACTTAATCCGATGTCCCGAGCTGTTTGTGTTGTACCTGCGATTTTTATAATATCAACTCGACCGTTTGCATCCGTGTACTGCAAAGCACCCGCGTTCCCAACGTAAGCACCAAAGGTCACACCCGCTGCACACGTTACCGACTGACCAAGTATCTGGTGAAGCTCTGCCGGTATAAGACCCGACGTCGTCCCGGTGTGAGCCGTGGCACCGTTGTACTGCGTCATGTTAGCGCTCACAACCCCGCTCGTGAAGTTGAGTTGCCCTGTCCCCGTCCCAGATGAAAGAAGGACGCTCGTTCCGATATCCCGAGCCGTTTGTGTCATACCTGCGATCTTTATGATATCCAAACGGCCACTTGCATCGACGGATATTGCTGCTGTCGCATTCCCCACGTAAGCGCCTATGGTAACGCCTGCATTACAGGTGACTGTCTGCGTCTTGATTGTGTCAACATCTACTTTCTGTTTGATCGTCCCCCCAGCATACCCTGTTCCGTCGTAGGCCGCTTCAAGGTTGTCCGCTGCTGTTGCATCTGCACTAACCTGAACCACGTTGACGCCGAGCTGAGCCGTTGTCACACTAACCGCTACCCCTGCGATATTGACAAGGTTGACGCCCATCTGCACAGTGGTAGCGTCCCTCGTCCATACTGCCCCCGGCACGCCTATCACGATGATGTCCGCCGTTCCGGATGCGGGACAAAGGAGAAGTAGGTTCCCATTTGTTTCAGCCTGGGTCATATCGAAGACATAATACCCGTCCTCAAGCTCCGTTGGGTTTGTATCGCCTACCGCACCAGCCGCTCCACCATCAATTCGTATGTTCGCGGTTATATTGCCAGCATCGCCCGTTTTAGCGAGCCCTGTAGTTGAATCATAGGCAAACACAATCCATTTTTGACTCGCAACATTTTTCAGCATGGTCTTTGTCCTCCAGCCAGCAGATTTCGTAAGTAAGAGATTACCATTGAAGGATTGAATTCATCCCTCGTCGTAAAACTCCAGGTGTAGTCAGCTTCCATTGCATTACCGGCAACGTCCTGAATGTCAGTAGTCAATGTTGCAGTATATTCAGTCGTATAGTTCAACGCAGACGTGATGGTCAGTATGGCCTGCCTTGTCGATGCCTTATAAGTTACTGTCCCTGTTGCGCCTGTAACGTAGAAGTTAGCAGCGATCAGCGTAGCTTCGTCTATCGGTTCACTGAAGACTGCCTTCAAGACCGGTAAAAGTCCTACTCGTACCGCTGCTGAAGCAGGGTTGGTAGATACAACCGTTGGATGGTCAGTGTCTGGTCCTATCTCAACAGGAAAGGGTGTTACAAACGGCTGGGCCTGGAAAGCAACATCGGCCGTCAGTAAGTCGATTGAATCCTTTGCAGGGACTTCCACATATGGCTGGGCCTTAAAAACAACATCAGCGTTTAGGAGTTCAGTTCTTGTCTTCAGCGACGAGGGCATATTACGGCTCCTGCACCGGTTCTAACGCTTTTCGTTCCGCTTCCAGTCGTGCTTCTTCGGCAACCCTTCGAGCCTCTTCCTCTGCTACCCTGTTTGTTACAGCCTGTTCTGCAATGGACTGAATGTTTGCTTCAGATGGGAAATTCTGAAACTTGAGTGTGATAGATTCCTCTGGGGAAATCTTCACATTCACCCGATATTTCCCTGCCTCGTCACGCTCTACCTTCCAAATCTCGTAAGCCATATTCTTCTCCTACGCTGCTTGAGTTATCGTTAAAGGGCCACTAACATATCCGGTGTAAGTTGTTCCACCGTAAACCTGTGCTTCTATTTCAACAACTCCCGACACCGATGGAGTAAAAGTCAATTCAAGTTCTTCCCATACATCCACATCCGCTGTAATCGTTGACACCAAGTCGGGTGGACCGACACCCGATAATTGACCTTGTTTACAAACAAGTGACATTGTTAACCCAAGGTTATCCCTCCTCACCCAACCTTTGACTGTAACTAACTTGCTTGCCACACAAGCAACTCGTACTAATACAAAATACAGAGGAGATGATGCCGTTACAGTTGTCTTTATTGGCATGAATTTCCATGACCCAATAGCTCCTGTTTGTTTGACAACCGTTTGAAAATTTATAGTGCCGTAACTATAAAGAGTCCAATGATTATTGTCCGTGTCATCAAGTCGAGTCGCCCTAACGAACAGGCTAGTAGCAGCGATCGGGTTAATGTCCATACTATCACTCAAAATAGTATCAAACAATAAAAGACTTCCCCCACCAGCTATGGAGTATGCCAAAGCGCTTTCCTTCACTTCTCCGCCCAAAACCGTTATCAAAGACCCGGCATCTATAACAAACCCCGTCGTGTTTCCATGAACGTCCCCCAAACTTAATACTTTAGCTCCTACGGCAGCAGGGGATCCTAAAATCGCACCCGCCGCAGAATGGGATATTTTAGGTAGTGAATTAATGATTGCTGGACCCGCAAAATACACCCCGCCTGAGGCCATTTTATATATTTCAGTTACTTCCCCAATTAAAGATCCTCCATAAACATATAACCCGTATCCGTCACCATACCCTATATATGAAATTAAAAGGATCGTCGAATAAGCAATTTGTGCCCCAATATTGTTATTACTAATCCTCTCAATTTCTGTTACAGTACCATACGATGTGACACTTCCTCCAACCGAAACCCCTGATGCAAAATTCCCGACCGCATTTACAATCTTATCAATCACAAAAATCGGAGTAGTTGCACTCGGAGTAGTTGCACTCACTTGAACCCCAGTGCCACCGTTATTGTTTGCATTTACAATAATGCCCACTTTTAATCCCGGTCCTGTTGACACAAACCCACCGGCCTCATTACAGGCCGCATTAAAAATTTTTGTAAAAGTCACATTCAGATTTGTGGTCGATATATTAAACCCATAATAACAGCCAAAAACACCAATCCTGTTGATACACAAGTTTGAAACGTTTGCCTTACAAGCAAGACCATTCCCGCCTGCATATATAGAACTGTCCATGGAAAAAGCTGTTTCATCATCTTGTAACCCCGTTGCTACGTCAAACCCAGCTTGAAATTGGATTGGGTTTCCCTCCGCCCCTGAATCTTGAATTATGTTCCAACTCGACGCCAAGTTGCCGATAGGCAATTTAACAGGCTTACGCATATATGTCGAGACATTCTCTGTCGCGCCTGCATACCCCGTCCGATACAATTGGGGGGAAGGTATAGAAGTCTGATTCCACGAAACCTTAAAATTAATGATCTTACCTGTTTGACTTATATTGCCAACTCCATACCAACCCTCATTTCCCCCGTCATTTGAAGAAGACTTGCTGATCTTTGAAAATAAGTCAAGATCCCCCGTTTTACAAGCAACTATTTGATCAAAAACTATACTGTACTGAGCAGGGGGTGCGGTAGAACTATACAAAGCCACGGATCTAATATGTTCACCCAATGTCCCACCACCTGTTTTAACTAAGTCAATTACGGCAGCACAGCCAGTGGTATTCAGATAAGAAATGGCTCCAAATTCAAATTCATCAACAATAGTCGCTCCTACATTATCAGAGCACAAACAAAACTTCAAATTCCCAGCTCCAATGGCATACATGGTCATCAAAACAAAATTTATACGATCGTAGAGACTGAAGTCCAAATCAACCGCAGATAAAGTCTTATACGCTAACTTCGTGTTGGCTGGTGGTTGTGAATACTTATATGCTTGAACGGCCGAATCCAATCTGTTGGAGGTACAATAGGTTCCCCCAGTCCAAGCAACCTCGCACCTATCTACTGTCTTTGTCCGTGCGGCAGCTAATACCACACAATGCCTGTCAGCCGGATATATCGACCCACTAGTACCAACCCCACTCGCCACAGCCCCCTCTAACTCAAAAGTGGTGTCTGTTTTGTTTGCTACTTGCCAAAACCCGATCGCTTCCAAAGCACCTAAACTATAGACATAAACAACTTGACCGTTTGTGAAGTTATGATAGATTTCTATAATTTCTAAAGAGCAGCCCGTTCCTCCAACTGGGGAGACTGTCGTCGATCTCCCTACCCCCACAGTATGTGTTGTTTGACCCTTAGTCAACAAAGACACCGACGTAACTGATCCCGCAGAAACTCCTGTAACTTCAACGGTTCCCAAACCGGGACTAACCGTCAGGATATCCCCCACAGTATACCCCGAACCACCTGCAGTAGGAGTGGCATTGATTGTTTTCAAATAACCCGACCCTATGGTTACCACAACAGGGGTCGTATCTGAAACTGAAACTGAAATTGTAAAGGCATACAAAGAACCATCAGCAAAAACTGAATTCCCCGTCCACTGTCCATCCCCTATTGAAACAGGGTCGGAACTCTTCGCAATCCTCACAACGTCCCCAGGCGCTATTCGTGCAGCCGTTGCCCCTAAGGTTATTGTCTTCCATGCATCAATAAAACTTTGTCCTCCGAATGGGGTGACTGTTCCTGTTGCGTCTGAAATGTAAGTTGAATCAGCACCACTTGCAAGATGCCCTGATCCACTTACTGCAACACCCGTAGCCGACTCCGTAAAGTCAACGGTATTGCCTGCCGTCCCGCCGATTATATTTCTCACGGTCACAATCGCTGTGTCGTGGTTGTATGCCATTATGGTTGAAGTGAGGTCTGTCAGGATTGCAGTCACAATGTTAGTGGCCTGTACGACATTGTCCGCACTTATGGTCACCTCGCCTGCTCCGGACCGTGTAGCCTTAAATGTAAAGGTTTGCGCCCCAACGACAAAGGTCTGATCGGCTACCGGTGTCCCGCTAACAGTTATCGTTCCGAATGCGTTGGTTGTGTAGAGGTCGAAAGTGTTGTCGTTTATCTTGTTGACGAGCCAATCCCCGTCATAAACCGTTCCACCTGAGATTGTAATGGCCGCACCTGTCACAAGACCGTGAGTGTTCTTCGTTCCTCTCACCACCCCACCGCTGGTAGCGAAGGCAACGTCAGTCAACGCTGTCCGAGCTGCATCAACGCCCAGCTCGTAGTCCATGTAAAATATTGCGTTTGTGTATGCCACGATTATCTCCTATGCTTCATGTTGAATGTAAATTGCCCCATCAGCATACGTTCCCGCCGGTGGAGTTGCATCAGTTCCATAATAAATGGCTCTTCCATCTGATATGGCAGTAGCTACAGCCTTACTTGTAGGCACAACCGTATCACTATTTGCTAATGCTCCAATATCAATTGCTGTAACCTGTGCAGGTGATCCTGCATTATTCTTCAGTTCTATTGCTTGACCTGACAAGACAATCGGAGCTGATACGGTTACTGCCGCATGAAGTGCAGATAATTGGGCAGAGGTTAGGTGCTGATAATTGCCTAGATTCAGCCCTGCAAGGTTATTATGCAGAGTGATCAACGGAGTCTGGAAGTGACTAGCATAATTTGCCCCGTTATGAACATAAGTAATAATCCTACCCGTATTCGTTGACCTTGCAAACAGTATAGATCCGAGTCTATCTGAAAGATCGGCTGTTAATGCTATTTCAGGTTGCACACTTTGTTTAGCAACTAAACCATATGCAGGGGTAATATTTGTTATATTTCCGGTATTCACTCCGAATAGTTTCCGCCATACCTTCCAATCACCTGCGGGGATATCCGTTTCATCTGCACCGTAAGCAGCCAAACATACAGCAGTAGCCTTCTTTGCATCTGCCCCTACTGCTCCTACTGTAATCTCAAACAATCCTTTGGGGGTCTGCAAATAAGAACAAGTGGATAAATCTGCTGTTCCATCTTCTGATATGAAAGGAGTTCCTGACGCTGACGTTGCCTGGAGTGTCGTTGAAGTACGGACAGTAGATAATGTTCCCACCCCTTGGATAACACGATAAATATTTTGATCTAACTGCGGAGAACTGTTGATGCTACTTGTGGAACAATAAATATCAAACGTCCACACACCCGCATCCAACTTATCCCTTGTAAGTGCTGCATTGTATAAATAAGCCTCTCCAAAGACTAAAGCAGAAGTTGTTGTCCACGCTTCTGCTTGTTGTCCAGTAGCGGTAGGTGACTTGAGTAAAGATTCAACTAACCTTCTATTAGAAGCAAGAGTAGGAGTAACAGCAAGAATTGTTGTGTCATCGGAAAAAAACTCTACTCCCATTGCTCCTGAAACTGTAACTCCACTTCCAGGTACCCAATCATTTCCGTCAAACTTTAGAACATTATCAACTACTGGAGAAGGAACAGACACATCAGCAAGATCATTAAGACGAAGTACCTGCTGTATATCGACCCATATCCTGCCTGCCGTTGCATGTTTAGTTATAAGTCTCCCAACTTTAACCTGAAGATTTGGAGCTTCGGGAATTACGTTATCATACATCCCTGCTATAGTAGGACTAAGATATAAAATGTCTCCCTCTGCAACATCAACCCCATTTGCAAAACTGACTGCACCAGCAACAATAACAGCATCATCAGGACCAGCTAAAGCAGCTCTGTAAAGTGTAGATGTGTCAAGCAACGTGACAACCTGTGAGGCTGTCGGGGTAGTGCCACCTAACTGAACTACAAGAGCTTCTGCATCAGTAAATGATAATCCACCACTTCCAGAATTAACAACCTCAAAAGTGTTAGCATTACCAGCAACTCCGCCAATCTTTAATGCAAGGATGATATTTTGAGAAAGTAACCATGCTGCCCCGATAGACATCGTATCTATATCGTTGACATTCCCACGAATAGATACTAATCCGTAACTTTCATCAGCAATTTCCTGTGTAGCTATCCCCGCAACTAATGCAGTAGCAGCAGCATCAGCCTTTGCTTTAGCTACTGTTGGAACATCATTAGTCCCTGCCGTGTACACCCCGTTGATATAAATAGTGTACCCGTTATGGATAGTCACCCCAGTATCATTATAAATCATCCGAAGGTCTTCTTGACCAATATTCAATGTCACATCTGTACTAATATTGGCAGACAGAGTTTTCCACACTTCATCGTAATAGATCCTTCCTTCTACATGTCCCGCGATAGTGGGAGAAGGATCTAGCAGTAAACTGGTGAATGTGTCATCTATGTAGGCTAAACGTCTCCAAGTTGCCATTAGGTATCCTCCTTAGTGGCCCTCACCTCAAAAGCATGAATAAGAGATGCCCTAATAAGAGTAAGAACCATTACTGCCTCACAAGGAGTTACCTTTGATTCGTCAAGGAGTGTGACAATATTATTATTGAGAGTAGCCATTTCCGAAATAGCTCCCTTTGAATGATCAATCATAGGATCTTTCCTCCTATGCGCTTGCATCCGTGCAAACATATAATCCTGTATCAGTCAAAGTGTCATAATACCACTTACCAACAACAGGAACAACTGGGGGAGTAGTCTTGTTCTGGACTACTAAATCTTTAGCTTCAAATCCTGCAAAAGCTACATTTCCACCAGCTACTAAATCACTTAGAGCCAGTACATCAGTAACTCCATCATGCTTATGAGAAGCTGCATGAGCCGCAGATGCGGGTTCATCTATCCAGACAGGAACACCTGCTTGAATACTGAGAACTTTACCATCAGGTTCTACCCCAATAGGAAATCCAGCAGGTTCTACAGATTCATTACTGTACAGAATATCCCCTGTGGTTCCTAAAACAGTTTTTAGAATTGCCTCACTTTCATAGGCAACACGTTTCCAGACTGCCATGTTCCCACCTCCTTATAAAGCTGAACAGACATAAGGATATCCGTCTGTATCAAAATAAATCTTTCCAACAACTGCTGTACCAGGAGAAGCAAGATTTTCTAAAACCATATCAGTCGCCTGAAATCCTGCAAAATCTACTGCTGCTCCTGCTATAAGATCACTTAAATGCAATTCATCTGATTCTCCGGTATGATGACTAGCTGCATGAGCGGCAGGTGCTCCTGGAGCTGCCCATGAAGGAAGTGACGATGAGATTGTCATCACATCTCCATCATCACCATGATTCAAAGCTGCCGGAGTATTTGCGGCAGATGCATAAATAATCTGTCCATGAGCTGTTAATAGTGATTTGAGAATCACATCATCTGTATATGCTACTTTATTCCAGGTTGCCATAACTACCCTCCTTATTTCTTTATAGTATCCATCTGACCTTCAATAATTGTTACCTTATCGCCATCAAAGATAAATTGAGGAGAAACTAACTCTATAGAAACTTCAGGCACTTTACCTGATTCACCAATAGATAATGTGATTTTTTTATCTTTAATAAAAACTGTTCCTTTCATGATTCCTCCTTTCTTTAAGATGTTACGCTTACCCACAAATGCTCATCATCTGAATCAAAATAAACTGTTCCTTTCATGATTCCTCCTTTCTTTAAGATGTTATGCTTACCCACAAATGCTCATCATCTGAATCAAAATAAACTGTTCCTACGGGTCCTGTAGAACCACTCTTTGGTGTAAAATGGATTTCACCATCAACTACACCCTCCCCTTGAGGACCTTGAGGACCAACTGGTCCTACTGGACCTTGAGGACCTTGAGGACCAACTGGTCCTACTGGACCTTGAGGACCAATTTCTATGGATTCTATTACAGTGACCACACCTTCTTCGGTAGTAATGATTACATCATTCATCTCTTGTCACCGCTGCAATAATGGTAGCTACTCCATACATTTGCAAAACTGCTTCTTCATCAATATTGTACAAGAAACAGTCATAAACACCAATAATGTTTTTATGAACTGCACACAATCCTTGGGTATCATCATCTTTTAAGTAAATACGCCATTTTCCTTTATCTACATCAAGAGTGCCATTAGGGTAAATGTAAATTCCTGTGGCTCCATCAGCAACCCAAGGTATTGTTTGAAAAGGAACATCAAGCAAAACTGTTTCACTTCTGACTTTGGCACGGATCTGCATATCACCCGTGTATCCAGTAATATCAACTATTACAGAAGGGTCTCCAGTCTTCCATTGAAAAGTCTGGTTAAATGTTCCTCCCTCAACAATTGTTATGTCTACATTGGCTCTTATGCACATTGATTATCTCCTTGACCATCTTTGCACAAATACAGCACAATTACTTTCACTGATTATGGACACATGAGTGTAATTGGAAAAAGAAACATTACAAATCTTTTCGGGATTAAGCATTGGTGCGGAACCATCAAGAATATCATATTCATCCGGAACTTCTACTACCACTGTAGAATCTCCAAAAAGAACATAAAAATCCTTTGTTGACTGAAATAATAGAATTTCCGTATTGCTAGGAATAGCATACAATTTAGGAACATCTGCCGTCAATGCTAGCTTATCCGTATCTGTGAGAGGAAAAGAAGAAATTGGGTTTTTATATATAGGATCAGCCGCTTGTAGAAATTTCTGCATAGACATGGTAAAACCTCCTATTTATGTACTTCATTTCATTTGTGTGGTTCTTTAAGGTATGGGCAGGAACGCCGATGGGTTTTACTGTATTTGAGAATGTATTTAGAGTTTTCATAATTCATCCTTAAAACTCTCATACACTAATTGGGCTTTTGTTGCAAGTTTTTTCTTCTATCTATTCTTTTATCCATCTGAATATCTGCAAGTAGACTTATTACTAAATGAAACCAATTACTTAGTCTGTGAATAACAATGCCCATCACAAACCATTTAATACAAACTATTCCTAAAAACAGATAAACCAAACTTGATAACAAACCTACCCATACAGAAACACAAAGTTTGCATTCTAGAGGATGCTCTCCTCTTACTCTTAAAAAATCTGTATGATTGATTATAGTATCTCTCAAAGGTTGGAGAACTGTTCCTTTGAAAACAAGATTTACAATTGCTTCTGCAAAAATAACCATTGCTATAATTTCAATCATAATGACACCTTGTAACCACACTTACATCCCAAATATCCATTAGGATTACCACAACACTTTTTGTAATTATACAAAGTGGTATTCTCACAAGAAGGGCACTTCCGAACTTCCCCTTCAGTTGTTCCAGGAATAGGATCTTTCTTTGATGTCTTTTTTAAGGAATTTATTAATGCTTGGATATCCATTAACTTTCCTTTCTTTTTAAATTGTCAAACCACCAATTAATATCGTTTTCAGAATTAAGCACATCACATGTTTCTGTTGGGCAAACCCATTGAGTTTTGAAACCTTGTTCATTTTCTGGTATTGCTCTCAAAGCCATTTCTTCATTACAAGTTGGACATTTTGGTCTTTCATAATCATCTAACGGAGAAAGTCTCATTCCTATTGGAACTTTCTGTTCTGTGGTAATCAATAGTTGTCGTTCTGTTTCTGCAAAAATTTCTTGGTATATTGCAAAAGCTGTGCTGATATTATCGGTCAATCCTGACATAACAAATATCTTTCTAGCTCTCTGAATTGCTTCCACTCTATCCTTAAATTCTTGTTCTGTCAATTGTTTCATGACTTCTCCTTTTACAATAATTGTTCTGGACAACAACCAGCAGCTATCATAGCAGGTGTTCGTCTATCTTCAAAAGGTATTGGACAGTTAGCTGCGGCACAACCACAACCAACACAATATGGACCAGCTAAACTTGTGCTATTTTGAGATAGCACTGTTCCATCACATTTAAAATATCTGTCCCAACATGTAGATAAACACCACCATGTTTCACCACAACCACTAGGCCAATACTCACACTGTTCACTCTTTGCTATTCTATCAAATCCTGCTGGGTCATCTCCCAATACAGCATTCACCGAAATATTCAAAGTATCACATATTTCTGGGGAACATCCATCTATTTCACAAAGCAACTGAATTCCTGCATTATTAACACAGTCGGGATTTTCGGCTGCTGCTGTATAAGTATTTTCAGAAAAAGAACCACCACCAGACCATAAATTAAATCTCATAGTTCCGTAAGGAGGAGTTTCTCCTTCTATTATTGTTAAAGTTTGAGATTCCCCTACAGCCATTTGTTGAGTAGTAAATCCTATAGTTGCTCCATTACATTTAGGTTGTCCATCTACTTCTATTTCCACTGAATCACAAGCAGTAAAACAAGTTTCCGAAGATACGGATTTTAGTTTTATAGTAGCACTTCCCATACAATCATCGGTTGCTAGAGAAGCTGTATAAACACCATTAACAAAAGAACCATTTCCCCCTTCTTCCATATAAAGAGTCAAAGCACCAACATGAGTTTCAGCTCCTTCTATGGAGAAAGTTGTAGTTTCTCCGGGTTTCAAAGTCAAAGAACCTACATAACCTATTGTAGCATTACCACAAGTAGCAGTTACATTGACATCCGAATTGAGAGTTTGACAAACCTCATAATTCTCATCTTCAGTATGATCGACAGGAGGATCTCCTTCTGTGTAAGTCTCTTGTATTTCTAAGGAAGTTCGTAATTCTATTACATCCTGTCCAGTGCATCCCAGTGCAGGAATTCTTGGTGTATAATAATTATCCTCAAAAGTACCTTCACCAGATACTTTAACCATATACAAAGGACCGAAAGGAGAAGAATCTCCAGATTCAATAGTCAATTCGTAAGTTACGTTGACTAAAGGATTCTCAGGAATATTCCCTATATGAGCACCACCACATAAAGTGTTCCAACCTGAACCCCCTGTTGGATCTTCTGTGTACATCTTCTCTCCGTTGTTTCCTACAGCAAGTAATTTATTATTTATTCTGGCAGCCCTTTTAACTGCTGTTGCTCCGGAAGCTGTATAAAAAGCACTCCAATCCATTGTACTTGTTTTAGACTTACAAGATGCCACTGATTCTTTTGGAATTCCTTTTACTTCATTTATGATGACATAAGAATTACTTACCCTTCCAATAAGAACACTCATTCCTTCTCGGAGATTCTTTATGTCATATAAATAAGTGCCTGTGGATACTAAACCATTTCTTAGATACAAAGAGACTCTACCTTTGAGTCTGTCAATGGCTACAATCTTTCCTTCTTCAAGATCGTCTATCCGTTTCTTGTTGTAAAAATAATCTTCACTCATCTGGATAACTCCAAGTAATTAGCAACATTTATGGATGTAATTAAAGAAGCTGTTCCATCTTCATTGATAGTCCCAGCTATTGTTTCACCAAGAATTTGACTTTTCTTTGAAGTCTCTCCTCTCCTTACACTTGTGAGATTGACTGTTTCACCAGGTTCTAATTCAGGTATGTGTGTCCCTAGCACAAGCTCCCTGCCAATAACAGCATAAGTATGAAGGTCTAATTCTGCTTCACCTCGGGAAAGAGCAATGTTAGAATTATTGTAAATAGGATGTCGGATTTCATCTAAATCTGTCAAAGGTTTTACTTTGAATAAATACTCCTCACCTTCTGCTACTATCCCTGACAGCATGAGATGGTATTTCAAATCTTGATAATAGTAGGGAATTGCCTCGTCATATTCATCAACCGGTTCTAAAACGACTTCTAGTGTGACTGTATCAAGATAACCGTAACTAACCGCATTTGTGTGATTCTGCAAGTCTGTTAGAGTATCATACAGAGTGATCAAATTGCCTGTTTCATATTCATCAATATAATACCCTAGAACAGAAACAAACCATGTTTTGTTAGGAGACACATTCCAATTCTCTAAAACCACATCATAATAAAAATAACCACCTATGTAAGACACAACACAGTATAGTTTTTGCAAAATGTAGGATTTAAAGGATTGGGATTCTTTAACAATGCTGAAAATTACCGAAACATCTTCGTAAGTTTCTCCTAAAAGAGTTTCAAATAGAACGGAAATGTCTTCATAATCATAAGCATTTACTTGAACCAACTCAAATCTTGCTTCTAAATCCTTATAACAAACAGCTTGGTATTCCGTCATTACTGCAAAATCATCAAATGTTTCTGCAAGTAAGGAAAATTCAACTGTAATATCTTCAAAATTTAAACCGGAAAAAGATAATAAAAAATTAGAAACCACATCATCTAATGTGGAAGCTAAAGCAATATCAATAGGTGGGTCAGTTTCCGAATATTTAATAATGATAACCCCAGAACCACCAGCACCACCGTGTAAACTATAATCTGAATAATGTCCTCCACCACCACCACTTCCTGTGTTAGGAGTTCCTGCAACTCCTTCTAAAGTACCACTTTGATCTTGAGCAGAACCACCAGCTCCACCACCACCAGCTCCACCAGGTTTAATTGCTGCGTCATTTCCATTTACCCAACCACCACCACCACCAGCAATGTAATGCACTCCACCAACATCAACACCCATTCCTGCAGCAATCAACAAATCAGAATAAGCTGATGTTCCATCTCCACCATGACCATTTCCATTAGTATTACCTGCTTCAGCAGAACCTCCTCCTCCACCTCCTAGATATCCTGCTGTAGCAACACCACCATCATAACCCTGTCTGGGTGGTCCTGCTGTTCCAGTACCACCAGCAGCATTTGTACCATAAGCTCCACCACCACCACTACCACCATTGCGACCAATCTTTACATTATAATTTGCTCCACCACCACCTTTAATAGCGGTCATGTCATCAAATACTGAATCTTCCCCATCACTTCCTGGAGAATTAGTTGATGGATGAGGACCACCAGCACCAACAGTAATAGTATATTCTTTAGCAGTTATGGCGTGAACAGCTTCATAAAGAACACCACCAGCACCACCAGCACCACCGCAGAAAGTACCACCAGCTCCTCCTCCTGCAACTACAAGAACTTCTACGTTTCCACCAGTAGTTACTACTAGAGGACCTACTCCTTCCCCTACTCCTGTGAAAACATGATATTTATAACCACTTACTGTGGTTTCTATTCCACCTGTAGCGACGACTGGCATTTTAAATCCTCTATGAATTACCTTCCGTTATTGTTGCTACAGTACAACTGATAATGGTATTATCAGTTATTACTGCTCCGGTAGTAGCTACTTTAACATCTCCTGATCCTCCTGTATCTGTAACAGAAAGATCCATAACAAAAACATCATCAGCATCAGTTATGCGAGCCCAAGTAGCTGTTCCGGCAGCAACAGAGGTTGCATCCGCAATGGTATCAAATGTCAGAACTCCAGCACTAACAGTTCCACAAGGAAAAGGAAAAACAAATTCTACTAAAAGCTCATTATCATACTCATCAATGTGGTCTCCTGTATCAGGACGATCTCCAGAATATATAAGTAAATGTCCGGAATCATACTCATCACCACCTGCGTCAATAGCTGATGCTATTGCAGATGCTCTAGTATTTCTTAAATCTTCATCAAATCCAATACTCATAATACCTCCTTAACAATCGTTGAAACGACTGTTCCTGGTATCCCTTGTTTCCACCCTGCTGTAGGACCACCATTAAACTCACGACCTTCTACAGCATTAATAATCTTCATGGAATCTTGAATAACAAAACCAGTTATTCTGTTAGTGTTTGGTATTTTTCCTAAAAACCATAAACCCTTTATTGTCAATTTCCCATTTACAACTGATTTCATAGCTTCCACAAAGAAATTATACTCTTTCATTCCAGCAAGAATTAATTTCATAGGTTGTTGTTTTTCATACTCTTTTCCCACAAATGAAAATTCCATCTTTGCTATTTTTGTTGGAGAACTTTCTCCCCAACCTGGTTTACTTGTTCTAACATCTCCCAATTCAAGGACTTTACCATCTTCTAAAAACAGATTGATTTTCCACATATTCTTTCACCTCAATTGTAAGTAAAGTGAATGGCAAATACTAAATCATTATTATACCAAGCACTTGTAGGCCAACTTGCCATCCAGTCTGATAAGACTTGTCTCATATTCCAATAGACATATTGAGCTGAAGGAATTGGAACAGTGTCAAGAGCTATTCGGGAATCAGTTCCTGCAAGGGGTGTGCCTGCCCATGTAGCAGAACCAGGTAATCCGTTTGTAGTTGTGATTGCTTTAAAAACACTGTTAGCAGGAGTACCATCACCAAGAGGTTCACTTTCCCATGTTGCATGAGTATTATCATCATAAGCTTCAAGATAAGGGATAGTTACAGTCACACCACTAAACCAAGCAGCACATACATAACGATAATTACCACCAGTTCCACTGTTTAGAGTAGAACCTGCAAGAATGATTTGATCATACAATCCTGTGCTAAAATCCATCAGAAACATTTTTGCTGCATCCAAATCTCCTGATGCTGGAATTATAGTAGGATAGCTTGCTCCAGAAATAAGATCACCAGTCATCTGTTGAGCATCCCGCCAAACTAATTTATCACCTGTACCAAACAAAATGAAATTAGAATCTCCAGCGGGATTTGAACATACAACATCGTTTCCTGAAGTATTGAATAAAATATTAACTGCTGGTCGAGACATGATGAACCTCCTTTTTATTGAGCACCTTGATATGCTACATCCATGCTTGCTGAAATATTACCTATTGCACA